AGTTGTTTGCATAGGTGGAGCTTGAAGCATCTCCATTCCTGGTTGCATCATCTCTGACTGTGGAATGTCTCCGCCTATGTTAGCTCCGTCTAATTGAGCATCTGCTAGAGGATCTACAACATTATCTTCAATTGTAGAACCACAAAGAGAACATGTAGTTACATCATGCTCTTCTGTGATATCTTCATATTGCTTATCTTCATAAGTTCCATACTTATCATCAGATTTAGGATATGAGTAACAAGCAATCATTCCTTCTGTGACAAAGATAAACAATGCGTGAAGCCACAATAAACTAACATCATTATGACGATATACAAGTTCACAAATCTTATCGCCAGCTTTTGCAGTGGCTAAATCAAGTGGATTATCTGCATCATCTGGAAAACATTTAAGAGGTGGAATTATAATTGATAATGCAGCAATGATGGATTCTAAATATGCACGAAAAACATTAATAGGCTTGTCGTAGTATGCCTGGTCTGTATCTTGATCTTGTGTCTCATTATATATACGCCAGTCATGGGCAACTTCAGAATACCATACTTTAGTGAATCCTTCCCATGTAAGTTTTAATCTCTTCCAAGTCCTGATTTGCCGTTCACGGACAGCATCATCCTCCATCTCACAGTCTCTAACGACTGCAAGTAGGAGATCCTGAATTTCTTTTGGTATTTCTTTCTTTTTCATTACTTATTACAACTAATTAAAATTAAATTTCTTTTTAACTTTATCTGATGGACTCACATCAAGTCCACCTTTTTTATCTTTCTTCTTTTTATTACTAGTAGCATAGAAGATACTCTTTCCTTTCTTATCTCCATGCTTCTTTTTCATGTCTTTCATGACTTTCTCGCCGTGACCACCGAAGTATTTAGATAGTGGCATAATTATTTCTTCACTTTTGGCTTAAACGATGGACCAGTATTAATTCCAGGTTTCTTCGGTGGAAACAACTGAATATCATAACCAGGAAATCCTTCACCACGCTTCGCTTTTCTCTGAGCTTCAGTCTGATATGCTTCCATCTCAGTAGATTTACCACGATATGCAGGATCGAATCCTTGCATCCTATATGCTTTCTTAGTAGCTTCTGGTAATCCTTCATCACTATCTGGAGTAATAAATCTCTTTAGGAATGGCATCTTCTGATACTGTCCAACGTGAGTCAATTCATGAGCAAACACATCTTCTAATTCATTCTGGCTCAAACCTTTTATCTGGTCTGGGTTATATCTGATTCCACCAAGAGGATTAGTCGTAGCCGCTGGTGTCCCACCTATCATCCTCTGAACCAACTTATCAGTCATAGAACCAAGTAGACCAGTTGGTTTAATACTAGATGCTGCCATTTCATTTGGCATCTCTGTCTGCATCTTCTGTTTAGCTAGAGCAATACGCTTATCCAATTCTGGATCTGGAGTTCTGCCTAGAATCCTGTCCGTTAAAGAACGGCTAGGATTTGTTAGTACCGGCTTGATTGGCACTAGATCCTTCCATATCATCTAGTAGTTCTTTTTCTAAATCACCTGTGGGAACTACAACATTAATCGCATTTCTAGCATCTTCATGCTGTCTCAGTATCTTAGCCTTAGCCCTATCATTTTCCTCTAATGCTTGCTGCCTAACTTTCCACGGTATATGACGTGGTAATACTGGTTTTAATTCGGATACATCAACTGCTTTTTCCGGTTCCGGCTTATGTAATACTTCATTTAGTAAACGATCTTTCTCAAGTTCGAGTCTAGCAATATACAGTTTAAGAGATTCACAAGATTGGCAAATAGAAGCCTCACGTTTTTCTTCAGCACAATGCTCACAATGCGGATTTAGTAGATGATGCAACCAATTAATCATCTGTGAAACCTCTTAACCATCTTGTAAATACTATTCTCATTAGACTCTATAATTCTTGCATTGCGATAAAATGCTGTCCAGTCTTGAGTATTCTGTAACTGCTGAACAAGTGTAGCTTGTTTGAGAACTCGTTGAAATTCCTCACCAGCTTCATTAACATAACTATCTGCTGTATCACATGCATATCTTAAATCATCATATGCATCATCACCTTCAAACTCAGCAACATCTTCAGCCGCTTTGCCGCTCTTAGGTTTTGCATCATAATTACATGCCTTAATCGCATCTATCATAATAGGACAACAATTAGGATGGCCATCATGGCTATCTTCTTTACATAAAAAAACTTGAAGTTTTGGAATATTTGTTTCCTCTTCTGGAGGATTGAACATTGCTAAATAGGATTTATATTCATCTAATGGTTTATTCCTCAATAGAAACATTGCATGTACTTCACTATAAATTGGCATCTCACTCTGGGGAACGACTGGTTTTGCCTTCCACCTAAGATATTCATGAACTAACATCTTACCGGCTATCCTACTTCCACCCGAATTAACTGATAAATCAATTGGATGACCTAATGCTTCTTCTATCTGTTGCTGAACTGTATGTTCTGTACCTCTATCTTGTCTAGCTGATGCACAGAATTTAGTTGCTTTAATGTTCTCTCTTTCTTCAAATGACTTAACAATTGGTGCCCATTCTGAAATCTTTGTCTTATACCAATGTAGCTCTCTGTATAAGTATAAACGTCCAGTTGGTGATACAGCATACCAACCAATATAAGTCATAGCCGCAAATCCCCAGTCGCCAATCACAAAACGTGGCCACCAATCGGGGATATCGAACGGCTCTACTACATGTAATGCATTCTCTGGCTCATCTGGATAATGCTTATCTCTAAACTCATCAAATACTTGTCCAAGATATGCTGACCAATCTCCATAGAGCTTAGCTTTCATTTCAGCATCTGGTCTACCTTTTAATGACTGCTCATAGGTAGGATCAATATGCTGTTCGTTATCTTTTAATGTAGCATGTATATAAACTCTAGCATTACCACCTTTGCCAATTATTTTCTTCCCACCTTCTGGGTATGGGTCAACGAATCTTTTCTTGACAAAGACGTGTCCAATACCTCCTGGCATTCCGGCGGCTCTAGTGATACTTGGTAATCCTGAATCTTTTGGTGCTCTATTACGTTCAAAGGCAATGTACAAATATATGTATTCTGTTGCATTGGTAAGCTCGTCTGGAGTGAATAACGAGATTTCCATGGAATCATAATTATGTACATCTTTTTCTAACTCACAATGGCCCATGAAGATTTGAGCACCAGCATTACCCCTAATTCCTGCTCCATACTGATCTTCACGTGGGAATGTCCAAACCATATCAGTGCCATTATAAGTGGCACCAAATTTACTGTATATCTCACGACTTCTTCCAATAACTTCTTTCTTTAAGTCTTTGTAAGTCCGACGCATGAACACTTGTTTGAAAAGTGGATGTTCATGCCATCTGTGGGAAATACCATATACCAATAATATGTCGGTTTTACCACTACCAGCACCACCCCCATAGAATCCCTCTTTTATACTTGTAGGTATCGCAAGAAATTCTGCTTGTTTATCGTTAGGCTTCCAATACTCCTTGTCGAAACTCATTAGCTAGTTATTAGGTTTCAATAGAGAACGCCAGAACTTAACATCTTCAATATACCAATCCCACAATTGTTTCTTAACTTCTGGAGTTTGCCCCTCAACGATGACTGTAACTAGCTTCGTTAGCTCAGTTATTAAGTTAATAATAGCCGTTATTGGGTCCATAATATTAAATCTTAGGTTTAGACTCTACAACGACTGGTATATTAATACCAAACAATCTACCAACTCCAGTTCCAACATAAAGTGGCAACGGCTTATGAACATTTAGATTCTCGGATTCACCAACAAATTTAGAATTGATGGCTTCCATTCGCAATCTGTTAGCTTCGATAACAGCTTTTAGCTCATTAATTTGTTGCTGTAAATCATTTATTGGATCTGGTATAGGTGGTACTGGATCTGGATTTGGTAATGGTGGCGTAGAGTCTGTGAACCCAATCATCCATTCTGGATTAGTCATTACTCCATCGTCAATCCACGTTGAACCAGAATCAGTTAGTACATCAAAATGCTCTCGTGTATCTGGCCAACAAATAATATCAGATGGAACGAAATCAGGATCTCTTTCTGTCTTAATTAGATAACCCCACTTAGCACCAGTAGAGGGAAACTCTAGCTTATTTAGTTCTGGCAATAGTATGCCAAGTAAATACTCTCTCCTAACATCATCATTAGGAAATGAGCCGCTAACGAGATTTGATCTC